CGATCCATCTCTGGATCTACTGCCTCAAACTTAAACTTAGGATCTTTAAAGTCTGGCAACATCGGCATAGGCATATTAATGCTTGCCTCCATGCGTTGACGATAGAGAAGCGCAATGTGTTCTGCGATATGTGCGATTAACACAGGTTGCATAGCTTTAGCACCAGGATTTCCTGCTAATGACGGATCTTGCAAGAACTGCATGTGAACCGCAATGTGTGCATCGTGATCTTGCTCTGGGAATGCACGAATACCTTTGCCGTACAATACGCTCATATTCTCGTCAATTGGATCCATTTGCACAGCTTCTTCTGGCTTCTGCAATATTTGATCTATGTTTGGAATCCGAAGTGCTTCGTACATACGTTTGTATGCCTCGTACAAATCATGGAATTGTGGAGCGGATCGTGACATCTCCAGAACAGCTTGTGCCTGTGCAATTCGCTGTGCTGTTGAGAATATGTTTGGATCACTAACTGGTATGATATCAATTCGATCATCAAAGTCAGTTCGATAGATAGTATCATCTGCTCCAGCTTGTGAGAAACTAAACTCGTCAGGTAGGTTTTCAGCATTTAACTGCGCTAACAATTTAAATTCTTGGCCTTGTGCGTAATGCAATCGCTTGTGTATCGCACTGAATGCCTTCGATCCTTGCTCGATCAACGCAACAGTTGAACCAACAGGTGCATTCGGATTTACATCTCCGACATTTAAATCTGCCGTACTTGCAAATCTCTGCCCAGCGTCAACCATAAAGCCTAGCAAATTAAACAGAGATCCACTTGGCTCTTTAAACGGCAATGGCATAATAGCTTTGTTGATGTCATCAACTGTACTGTCTATGTCATTAAACTCGCCTGGACTAATCTGCATGTCGCCACCTTGGACGCGACCACGTAATTTAAATCCACCTTGCATGTTGCTGAATGCGGCACTGTCTAGCAATGCACGTAAAGATCCAGTTGCCGCTTTACCCAAACCACCAATCATGTGGTACAAGCCAAAGCCATAGAACCCTAAACCTGGTAAGAATTTGTATGACACAAACCAATCACGGCGTTGTCTCATCTCATCTTCTTGCTTCCAGTTGCGTCTAATGCTCACAACATTTTGATTCTCGTAATCAATTGTNATGACATANGGCAATGCAACTGCATTGTCTTCTGATTCGCCATCAACCATTTCTTCGCCATCGAATCCGTCAAACAAATCGTAGACGTGCATTTCGAGTAATGTCATTACATCATCGTTGCTATCATCGTACTCATCAACGCCTTCGATCTCACCGATTACATCACCTGATGGATCAATCGTATCTCCGCCAGCATACTTCGTNGGTAGGTAATATCCGTTCTGCACGTAACGATTNAAGTCGTTCTTTGGCATACGAATAATATGCGTGTAACGTGGTGAGGTGTATAAGTCTTTACTTTCTGGGGCGACCACAAAGTCTTCAGCTTTAACAAAGTCACTGCACTGGCGATCCATGTTTACGTTCCACCAAACCTTCTTGAAGGTATGACCGATTAACGGAAGGTGGAATAGCATCTGGTCTAAGTCAGGGAAATACTCAGGCATTTCCTGAGTGATTTGGTAATTCATAAACTCACGAACACGACGACCTTGCTCTTCTAGCTCTTCATCTGGGTTGCCTATGATTACAGATTTAACTGGCCCACCTGATGGGTAAAGCTCTGCAATTGCCTTCGCATTAAATTGAGTTGCCGCTTCTGCGATTAACGGATGCACTACAACTGAAAGTCCGCGTGTGCCACGTTCATCTTCGCCTTCGTCAAGTCCGCCATCTGGATCTAATGTCTTCAATCCTTCTTTGTAGCGTTCCTTCCACTCTGACCGAGCTTCCTCATCATTTTCGTAATAACCTACAAGTTCTTGCGCTTTTCGTGCGAGATCTCGTTCATCCATCTGTTCAGCTAAGTTGGAATCAAATTCTGCGGCATCTGCCTCGTCCATCGCATCTAATTCTGGGTCACCAATCAGAACATCGCCATCTGCAAGCTCCTCGATCATTAACTCATCACTAGGTGCGCCTTCAGCAAATGGTATAATATTTGGGTCAGCCATAGAGGGTAATCCTTTGTTTTTCTACTGGCTCGTCATCTTCAGGGTCTTCACTGTGTCCAACAAACCATCCTTTTCGTAAACGCAACCAAGCCTGTGTACACGTATCAACAACGTCATCGTTGGGGTGTGCAGGGAAAGCCGCGCATATGTCTATTAAATCTTTAGCCCATTTTCGATCAGAAGGGTAGTAAATTCTTCCATCTTCTAAAAGTGCGCTTGATGCGTGCGCTCTCGCTTCCTTATCTCGGTCAGGAGAATAAGCTAAAACTGGTATTCCAGCCATGCGTAGATCTTGCAGTAGAGACTGGCCTGACGCCTTCTTCTCGATCAATACAGCGTCTGGCTCCCAATCTTCGTAAGCCTCCTGTGCAATTTTTCGTAAATCTGGGTAGCTCACCTTATCGTACCAAGCCTCCAATACAATCGCACACATTGCGCCTTTGTGCTTAAATACACCCCAAGTTGTTCTGGCACTAAAGCTAGAGCTTTCCTTGGCTTCGAATGCAGTATCCCATGACTGAAGAACATATTCGATCTCTGGTAAGTCTGGCTTTTCCCAAGGAACCCACCAAGATGCTCTCAGGATACCACCACCTTTTGGCGATGGACGTTGCTGTAGCTGACCAGCAGATGCATACGATCCAAGAGATCGCTCCAGAGTTGATAAAGTTTTCTCGTCAATTCTTTCAGGCCACAGCAACTCGCCTTCCTTTGTTCTTGGATCAGTAAACCCAAGTGACGACTTCATAGGATTCGGCGCACCTATTTCATAACGAGCAGGCAACATTAGGTGATCCCACTCATCGCCAAGTTGATTTGCCAAGACGTGTCCTGTGAGATCCTGTTCGTGTAGCCTCTGCATAATAATTACAAACGCACCAGTCTGAGGATCGTTTAGTCGTGTCTGCATGGCCTGATCCCACCAATCAAGTACACCTTCACGAACTTTAGAGCTATCCGCCTCGACAGAGTTGTGTGGATCATCAATGCAAATGATGTCACCACCATCACCAGTTAACGCACCACCAACTGACGTTGCGATTCGATAGCCTGTCTTATCGTTCTCAAATCTCTGCTTTTGGTTTTGATCGTCGGTCAAATTAAACTTATCGCCAAAGTGCGCCTGATACCACGGACTGTCGATTAACCTTCTACACTTCGTACTATCCCTGATCGACAAGGAACTTGCGTAAGATGCGTAGAGAAACTTTTTGTGAGGTTGGTGCGCCCAAGTCCAAGCTGGCAGAGCAACAGCCACGCTGATTGACTTCATGTGTCGAGGTGGCACGTTAATGATCAGACGTTTGATGTCGCCCTCGACTACAGCTTGCAAGTGATCCGAGACTGCATCGATGTGCCAGTTGTTTTTAAATGGAACGCCAGGTTCAATCGTAGGCCAACTAGCCTTCGTAAATTCCCTCAATGATCTGCGATACTTCTCCGCTCTCACCTGTTCCAACGTCAATCCTGCTAAATGCGTCCTCAATTGATTTGAGCTGATCATCTGGTATCCTTGTTAAATCTATGACGTGTTTCTGTTCGACAGTGGTTGCAACCTCTTGCTTGTCCACCCACCCAGCTCTGTTCTTCAGGAAGAAGATCATCGCTGTATTGTCTCTATCAATCGTGGCCTTTTCAAAGAGAGCGTTAGTCACGGCATCTATGCCACGAGNCTGACCTCTTTTTATNGCNTCCGANAATTCCGAATTTTCTGACTGATGAAGCATGAAAGTTGACANTGAAACGCCTAGCATTCCAGNCGCCTGTTCTTTCGTTAATCCCTTGGTCATAAGATTTTCTACGTTAAGCAAAACTTCATCGGTGATCTCGAACCTCGGTCTACCGACTGGATTTTTAGTTTTGACATCTGACATAGTGTTGACCTTTCTTTTCAGTGGTTAGCTGTATTTAACGAAATATAGCCTAACTCTTNAAAAAAGAAAAGTATCAGATCAAAAACTCTTATTGTCATCTTATTGTCACCTTATTGTCATATACCGATCTGCCAATAAGAACTAAGCCTATACTCTTTATTTATATAGTTATATTATATATATATTATTATTATTATTCTTATTGTCATATTGTCATACCCCCCCCTTCTCCCCCACATATATAGGTAGGGGGGGTAGTAAAAATATGGGGGGATCTATTAGGGGGTATCTGCCAAATATGCCAAATATGCCAAAAATCACTTTCGCCCTTATTTTATTGATAAAAANGCAAAAATTTAATATGCCAATAAGATGACAATAAATCTGCCAATAAGAAAAAACNTGAGAAAGGAACAGATATGAGTACAGTTTACNTTGTNACANGACCNAGAGAAAATAAGTTTGGGTGGACTCCAGATTTATCTGACGCCACGAAGTATGGTAAGTTACAGGTTATCTTTGAGCCTGACGAGAAACCNCANTTTAATCCGAGCCGAGCTATAAACATTGCGAGAGTTATNCTTCAGTCGTTTAGTGAAGATGACTATCTACTGTGGGCTGGTGGAGGAGATCCAGTNGCTGTGATGATTGCNTGTATGGTAGCCTCTGAAAGCTGTGATATTGTGAACGTCCTGAGATGGGAGCGCAACTTCAACGANGGTGAGAGAGATCGCCGTAAGGGTTGGTACTTACCAGTTAAGATGGATATGTCTTAAACTTTTTTTATTTTTATTCACTTCTCCTATTGCTATACTAAATACAGTATGCTATATACTGTGTATAGATAGAGAAAAGGAATAAGAAAATGTTAAACAAAACTAAAAATGGCAAATTTGATCAACGATCTGCTTATGGCAGAAGAATGCAAGCTATTGCAAATAACCCATTAACTTTGGCTGATAAAATAGCTGACCTTCACAAAGAAATAACTATTGAAACTAAGAAAGCTGAAATGGCTAATAATAACATTCAATATCTTTTAACTAAAATTTCTAAATTGTCTGAGGGAACTGAGGTTTTAACTATGGAAGACCTAGATCAAATTGATGAAGCATTAGAGGGGAAAGTATAATGTTAAAACGTCACGTAATCACAGTTACTGATACTGTCATATGTAACGAAAGTAATCGCTCACACACAGAGTTGAGATACTTTCTTTCTTTTAGATTTAAGCGCGTTCAAACAACGCACGATATAACAACAACTTTTGCAACTCTTGAAGAGGCAAAAGATATGATTGAAAAACTTCCATCATCTAGTAGCAACAGAGACTACACTACAACATATGTTTATGGTTTAGATACTGTTGATTACACACATGCTAATAAGTCTGGTTACAGCGATGTTGAGCCATATGAAATCGTGCGTGTTGTATCTCCAAAAACTATTGAGCTTCGCTATATGGATGCAGAGTTAGATAAAGATTGGAAGCCAGAAATTATTGTTGGTGGCTTTTCTGGTCACTGCACCAACCAACGTAGCCAAAAATATAGTTACAAGTCTAATCCAGATCATGGCGTTATGCGTGCAAGACTTCGCAAAGATGGTTACTTTCATTCAGCTTATGGGCGTCACCATTTAAACACTGAACCATATAAATTTTACGATTATAACTTTTAATCAAACAGGGGAGCTTTGTCTCCCCACTATTTCAAGGAGAATAAAAATGGGTTATAAATATTGGACACAAGCGGAGGACGCAGAGCTTGTATTAATGCGAGAAGCCAAGGTATCTACCAAGGAAATCTCCAGAGCTTTAAATCGTTCGCCTTC